GTTAAGGCAAGATGTAGGGTGTACTTATAAAAGAGCAGGAGAACTAGTAGGTAGGGATCACGCCTCTGTTATAAAATACAATAAAGACCATGAAGGTAATTTTAGGTACTACCAAGACTACAAAATATTATACAGAGAAGTTCAATCAAGATATATAAGTGAATATAAAGGGGTTAAATTTAGTATAATACAAAAACAAATTAAGGATTTACAAGAACAATTAAATAAAATTGCAGGACAAACACAAGAGTATTAATTAAAATCAATAATAAAATGTCAGTAAAAGAGTATGTAAATGGAATGATTATCAAAGAAAAAATATTTGATAATGGAGGTTCTCAACTTAAATTAAGTATTAAGACTGAGGACTTTGTAAAACAAGTTAAAGAGCTTGATGATGATGGTTGGGTAAACTTAATTGTTACTAGGAGAAAAGAACAATCAGATACAGGTGTAACTCACTATGCCTATGTTGATCCCTGGAAACCAACTAAAAGAGAATTGCCAAAAGCAGGAACTACAAAGGATGCTTTAGGTAATAAAGATACTATGATGAATGGTGATGCAGATGACTTGCCATTCTAAAAGGGGATATTAGCGTACATTTAACCAGGAGGGGTAATCTAGCCCCTCCTTTAAAAAAAATTATCATGGAAAAACCAACATATTATTCAGTATTACCTGCAAGTGTAAGGTATTCAAAAGATTTAACATCATTAGATAAATTATTATTTTCTGAAATAACCGTTTTAACAAATGCTAAAGGTTATTGCTGGGCTACTAACAATTACTTTGCTAATCTTTATGGTAGAACAAAGGGAACTATTAGCTTATCAATTAACAGATTACTTGTAGCAAAATTCATTAAAGTTAAAATAATTCAAGAGGAAAATAAGACTGTTAAAAGGCTAATAACAATAACAGGTATAGATGTAATTAAAAACATTCATACCTATAGTGAAAAACAAGTAGAGGGGGTAGTGAAAAATCGCAAGGATAATAACAAGAAGAATAACAAGAAGAATAAAGATATACTGTTTGAAGAGTTTTGGATTGCCTATGATTCTAAGTTAAGTAGAAAGTTGTGTCATACGAAGTTTATGGCATTGAGTTACGAGATATGCGAGAAATGTGTAGTTGCTGCTAAAAAATATTCAGCATCTATAACTGATAGAAAATTCAAAAAGCATCCTGGAACTTGGTTAAATCAAGGTTGTTGGGATGATGAGATTATATCAAATACAAAAGGTAAGGTATCTGGAGGTAAATTTGATGGAATGGTATTTTAATATGAATACAAGACAAACATCAATAGATTGCTATAGGAAAATTAAGTCAGAAGGGCTTTTAGCTAAAAGAAGATTAGAAGTTTATGAGGCAATATTTAAAAACGCACCCTGCACAACTAACGAGGCATTAAAAGATATACATTCAGGTTCTCATGGTGTAGGTTCAAGGACAAGCGAATTGAGAGAGTTAGGGGTTATTTACGAAGTTCAAAATAGAAAGTGTACTATTACAGGTATGAATGTAATAGAATGGGATTTAACAGACAGACTCCCTATAAAAATAAAAAGCTCTAATAAAACAAAGAAACATAAGATTAATGATGCTTTAGATTCCTTGCGTGAGTTATATAAAAATAGAAATACTTGCTTGGATGAGGATTGGAAAAGAGTCGCTAATTTGATTAAGAATATATGACATTTAGCGAACAAGGAATAATAATAAAAAGAAATTCAGGGCAAGAAAAAACAAAATGCCCTAAGTGTTCTCAAGATAGGAAAAAGAAAGGTGATCCTTGTCTTTCAGTAAATATAGATGATGGTGTTTGGAATTGTCATAATTGTGGTTGGAATGGAGGATTAAAAAAACAAAAAGATTATATGGAGAAACCTTTTATTTTACCAAAAGAGAAAACAGTAGATACTATATATTCTGAAAAAATTATAAAATGGTTTTATGATAGAGGTATTTCAGCAGATACAATGATGCAAAATAGAATTGGAGAGGGTAAAGAGTATATGCCACAAATAGGTAAAGAGGCAACAACAATTCAATTCAATTATTATAAAGATAGTCGTTTAATAAATGTAAAATTTAGGGATGCTGCAAAAAACTTTAAGTTAGTTAAAGATGCAGAGAGAATTATGTATGGGTTAGATCATTTGATTGGAAAGAATGAGGTTATAATAGTTGAGGGCGAAATGGATAAGTTAGCTTTCTATGAGGCAGGATATAAAAACCGCGTATCTGTACCTAATGGTGCTAGTAATTTAAAAATGGAATACCTTAAAGATTTTTCTGAAAACCTTGAGAAAGTATATCTTGCTGTTGATAATGATGAACCTGGGCAAAAATTACAAGAGGAGTTGTCAAGAAGAATAGGTAGAGATATATGTTATAGAGTTACATATCCTGATGGATGTAAAGATATAAATGATGTGTTAATTCAACACAATAAAGATGTAGTTAAAGATTGTATTAATAGGGCACAAAGCTATCCATTAGAAGGTGTGTTGAGTGTTAATGACTTTGATGTAGATATTGATTTATTGTATGAAAATGGTTTAAATAGAGGCTCAATTGTAGGGCATAATACATTTGATAATCTTTTTAGTTTTGCCTCATCTCAATTAACTGTAATAACAGGAATACCTACTCATGGTAAAAGTAATTTTTTAGAACATCTTGCAATGAGATTATCTGCTCAACATGGTTGGAAATTTGGAGTGTTTAGCCCAGAACATTATCCTATGCAATTACACTTTTCAGTATTAGCAGAAAAACTTATAGGTAAATCATTTAGAAAGATAACTAGGTATGATAGAATGACTAAAAATGAATTGCATTTAGCTAAGAATTTTATTTCTGAACACTTCCATTGGATAAGACCTGATGGAGATGTATATAAAATAGATGCTATTCTTGAGGCTGCTAAAGGATTAATTAGAAGGTATGGTATAAACGCTTTAATAATTGATCCATATAATAAGATTGATGCTAATATTGGAGGCGAAAACGAAACTAATTTTATAAATAAGTTTTTAACTAAGCTCACAATATTTAAACAAAAATATGACATACATATATTCCTAGTAGCACATCCAAGAAAAATGCAGAAACAAGATAATGGTTATTATGATGTTCCAACTCTTTATGATGTAGCAGGTAGTGCTAATTTTTATAATCAAGTAGATAATGGAATAACTGTATATAGAGACTTTAAACAAGAATTAACTAGTGTTTATGTGCAAAAAGTTAAGTTTAGACATATAGGTGAATTAGGTGAGGCTCAATTTAAATATAACCTTCAAAATGGTAGGTATAGTGAGATAGGTGAACCTTTAGATGATATGTCTTATATGCAAGATAGTCAAGAAAGTTTGATTTAGATTTGGAATTACCAAAAAATAATCGTTACATTGTAATATGTTAATACAATTATTACCAATTTATATATTAATCGCTGCTCATATTTGCTATATGGCAACACAAGAAGATGATGATTATGACATTTCCTAAGTTGAAAGTTGGAACTTTTTTTAGTGGAATAGGAAGTCCTGAACAGGCTTTATTAAACCTAGATATTCCTCACGAAATAGAATTTGCCTGTGAAATAGATAAATATGCAAGAGAAACATATTTAAAGAATTTTACTCCTAATAATATGTATGAGGATGTTACTGCTTTAGATATGAAAAAAGCACCTCCTGTTGATTTATTAGTCTTTGGGTTTCCTTGCCAAGCATTTAGTTTAGCTGGTAGGAGAGGTGGCTTTGATGATACAAGAGGAACTTTATTCTATGATGCCCTAAGATATTTAAGAGAACATAAACCTAGATATTTTATTGCTGAAAATGTAAAGGGATTGCTTAGTCATGATAATGGTAAAACTTTTAGAACTATAATAGATTGTATTGCTAAAACAGAAAATAATCAGTATTCTTTAATGCCTTTTGAAAACTTGGGTTATCACATACACTATAAGGTTCTTAACACAAGAGATTTTGGTGTTCCTCAAAATAGAGAAAGAATATTTATAGTTGGCATAAGAGATGATGAGGATAATAATTTTA